AGAACCTCACCAGCAGAAAGTTGATTCAACAATGTTTCCTGAGTAATAGTTCCAGCAGTAAACAATGTGAGCAATGATGTTATTTCCTGTGGTTCTAGTCTTGAACTTACAAAGTCTCTATTAACAAAAGAACTACCAGCATTAGGTTCGTTGAGATATTCGCTATGAAACTTCAGACAATTATCAATCAAGTCTTGCATCTGCTGTGCAATAACCATCATTGTGCTGTCATTCTGCGATCTATCTATCCTCTTTGCCTCTGCTGATTCTCCTACAAGTTTCTGTCCAAGTACTGCGGCTAGTGACAATGTATTGATCTGTTCTGCAATATCTTTCAATCTTGTGAACTGGCTGTCATAGCTATCACCAGATGGGCTGATATATTCCATGCGTGACTCAGGTGGCAATGATAGTGCCTCATTAGGGCCTGTTGTTATCTCATCTGCATTAGGATAACCAAAGACTGCAAGCATAGGAACAGAACTGATATGCAAGATGTTGTCTAAGTCAGATTGTATCTGGTAATGCTTGAGGTTTAGTTCTGCAATGTCATACAAAGGACTTCGACTTTCGTAGTAACCAACTCTGTTTGAGTAGGCAATAGCAAAAGGAATCTTGTCCTTAAGGCTCATTTCACCTTCATCAAATAATTTATATTCATTTTTTTTGTCATCTTTTCTATGAATCTCATATCTGCCCCTTTCTAATACTCGGATCTGCTTAACAACCTTATCACCATACTTTCCGTCTGGCTCAACAACCTGTTCCAATAAACGTAACTGTGTGAGTTGCCTTGTGCCATCTATGATCTCACTCCTAAATCCAAGTATATCTTTCGGGGTGTACGTCACCCAGTATGGCCTAGTCTTATCCCCTTCTTTTGGTGCATCTACAAGTACCCCAACATGACCAAAGCTGATTGCTAGTCTTGCTGTGTTATAGAGCCAGACATTGAGATCATTACCCTCAAGGTCAACATCAAACAACTGTTCTCTTACTAAGTCAGATACATCATCAAGTCTTACTGGCTTCCTGACCAGCATACCTGAGAGCATCTTTTCAATACGCTGCAAATATGGCACTACTGTTGATCTACTTAGCCTTACGTCATAGCTATCATCTGTTTCTCTTGCCTCCTGTGGCAAATACTTTCTATGTTCACTCCTGATCTTGTATGTTCCTTCCTTCAAATCTGTTATCAAATCCCAGAACTGACTCATTCTTTGATAGGCCGCATTAGGGCTGGCAACTGTGGTAGCAGCTTGTGTTATGGGCTGGTTGTAAATATTTAGTGAGCTATACACAGTTTTGCCTCAATACTATCATGTTCTTAATATATTCTAATCCCTGTAGCTTTGCCCGACCTAGCAAATAATGGATTGAACTCACGCCATACAAGATATCCTAAAGCATCAGCCATATGGTCATAGCCTGACTCTTTATCTGGTTCTCCTTTTTCTGTGTATGACTGAAGTTCCATTGATTCAATTAGCTTTCTGCAACTGGCATGGATTTGTAAACGGCTTTCCCCTTTGCCGTTACATAATAAAGCCTGTACGGCAGAAATCCTGTCTCTGACTGGTGGGTTGCTGCGTGGGCTTTGATTGCTGAACCCATATCCTTCAAGAATCTGAATGTCCGTCTGACTTGCATTAGTACTTCTGTTGCCTCCACTTGCATCTGGGTATATGTAAATCTTATTCATAGGGTATCTGGCTTTGATCTCTTGGGCAATGCTATCTGTGTCGTGACTGCCACTTATTTCGTCAAATATTAACAATTTTTGATTTTGTACAATACCGATCAC